TTCCTTTTCAAAAACAATCAAGAATTCAGTGTTGCTATTATGAATATGATAAGTTTTCAGGAATTAATTGGCATAATGACGGCGATTATACTCTCAATTATTCTTTTTATATTCATGATGAATGGAATGAAAATTGGGGAGGAGAAACAATTATAAACACAGGTAGAGGTCTTCCACTTTCAACAAAACCTACACCAAATTCTCTTGTAGCAATAAAAAATAATGTAGAACACAAAGTAAGTTCTGTTATAGGTCCTAAAAAAAGAAAAGTTTTACAAGTAAGAGGGGTTTTTTACGAATAATTAGGATCGTAATATCTCCAATCTCTATCGTCAGGAAATGGATTTTCTTCAGTCCATTTTGAATCAGCTTGATCGGCATTATATGCTGCTTTAGCCTCTTCAATTTGAAGTTTTCTAACATCTGCCCACGTTAATAAATCAGCGACAGTAGTGGAGCCAAACACAACATCTGACGTTGCATTTAAATCTGTATTTCCAGTCATATTACCTGTTGATGCGTCTTTGTTTTGGACTTCATTTTGACCTGGTAAGTCATTCCAAATAATAAAATGAATAGTGTCTGGCACTGTTAACGCATTACCTCTATCAGCCCAAAGTATAAAATCATTACCTGTGGCGCCTCCATCAATTAATATAGAATCTTTGTTTGCTATTACTATTTGTGTTGCCATCAATATCTCCTAATGTTTAATAATATAATTAACCACCACATAAGGTGAGAATGAATTTGTTCCTGAAGCGGTTACATCTCCTGTTAGATTTGTTGTGATGTTTCCAGACAAAGTTCCAGCCAAAGTATGAGAATGTGTGTGACCAGTTCCCGAACCAGAATTTGCTATAGGGTTATTACCTCCTAAAGCTTTTATACCAGAAAGCTGATTCCAACGATCCTGACTGTTATCATACCCTTGACCTACGTTAGTAGGAGAGAGACTTCTTGTTGGACCTGGACTTCCTGTCGTCTGAGCTGCTGAAATATTATGTTGATGTGAAGCTAATTGAGCCGTTGTTAAAGACGTATTATCAATAGACCCTGTTACAGTTACCGATTGATTTGAAGTACTTGTTGCCGCTTGGTTGTTTGTCACTGCAACAGTAACGGTATTTGCACCACCAGTGCCTGCCAAGTTGTATGTGCTACCATCATAACCTTGTGGCATTTTACCTTGTAACTGAGGAACGTTAAACGTTGTAGAACCATCACCTACACCGTACGTTGTAGAAATTACCGCAAATAAATCAGCATAGGTAGTTCTTGATACAGCTGAACCGTCACATAATAAGTAACCTGCTGGAGCTGTAGTTTTAGTCCAAGGCTTAATCGCGCCTACTTCACTTCTGTTTGTTATATCCTGTAAGTTAGCCATTAATCGTTATATTTCAACCTCCACCCATTACTTGCATCGTAGAATACCAGAGAAATACCCGCATTGTTAGTGCTAATTGTAAGATCTGCGGCAGAACCCTGAATATTTTGAGAGTTACGACCTACTGTAATGTTATTAGTGCCAGCACTTCCTGTGCCGTCAATTATTTTTACCTGTTGTCCTATTGTAGGAGAAGCAGGTAGTGTTATTGTTACTGCTGCTGCAGAACAATCAACAAAAATGTTATCTCCGTCTGAGGCAGTGTAAGGAGAATCTGTATTGTCTTTTTCAATCCAGGCTTCACCTAAACCAGCTAAAGTAAATATATCATACCAGTTTGTACCGTCTGTAGATACTAATCTGTATTTACCATTTGTAACAGTAAGAGTGTTTCCTGTAGCACCTAGTCTAGCAGATATATCAGCGCCACCAGAAATGTTGTTATAAATTCCGTAAGTTTTTTGAGTAGCAGGGAATTGAATTGTGTGAGTGGTAGAAACTGTTCCTGTAAAAATTAATTGATTTTGTCTAGCTTCGTTGTTTGCTTGGCTTTGAGGACCATCATTGTTTGTTAGCGTTGTTGAAGTTCCAGTAGTAATTGCTTTTGAATAGACACCCGCAATTGCATATTCAAAAACCTGAGAGAAGTTATTATTCGTAATAGTACCCCAAGTACCTGAATTTTCTCCTGTGGTTTGAAGTTCTATTCTTAAACCTGTTGAATAAGTTGATGCCATTTAATCTCCTAATAAAGTTTTAGTAATTATTTTAAAGTTTGTCAAAACTTTTATGCGGCTTTATGGACTTCTGTCCAACTTATATCCGAGTTAGAATCGTCTACTTGGTTCCAGAAGGTTCCTTGCAGAGTTCCTGTAGTACTTGTAGCAGAAACTCCAGTAACTGTAAAGTTAGAATCTCCACGAATATTTAAAACACCTGTTTGTCCTGTAGCTTGTACACCCGTAGGGAAATAAGTAGATTCTATAATAATTTCACCAATATTCCCTGTAGCCTGTACACCTGTTGGTGAAATAATGGCTGTTCCAGTTACGGTTACTGATCCTACCGAAGATGTTGCAGAAGCTCCTGTAGGAGATACGGTTGCTCCTCCAGTTACTGTTTCTTCTCCTAAAGAGGATGTCATAGAAACACCTGTGACTGTTACATCAGCGTTTGCAGAAACAGTTACATTTCCAGTTGATGATGTTGCCTCAACACTCGGTAAAGTATAAGAAAACACAATTGTCGTAGTACCGAGACTTGCAACAAGTTCTTGTTCAGCACCCGCGACGACAGTGGTTTCATTATCGCCTGTAACGGTGTACGTTCCAATAGCGGTGCTAAGTTGTTGTCCTGTTATTTCAATTGAGGTAAGAACGGTTCCGACAGAGCCTGTTAATTCATTTCCTGTTATTGTCGGTGCAACATCACCTTGGAACCCTAATGTTCCAGTGTTAGTTGTTCCTTGTACCCCCGTGAGTGCATATTCTGTTTCGAGTGTTCCCCAAAGGTTATCACCCCATCCAATCGATGTTCCTGTATCTTGGTTCGCTCCTCGGTTCCATCCTGACTGAGCAACAGTCGTTACTGTTTCATCACCTAGAGAAGCTGTTAGTCCAATACCTGTTGGAGAAACCTCAGCATTACCTGTTACGGTTTCTGTACCAAGAGAGGAAGTAAGAGCATTACCCGTAGCGTTAACAACCGCTAAACCAGTACCCGTCGCTTGACCTACAGAAGAGGTAAGCGCAATACCAGTGAGCGTAATGTTACAATCACCTGTAACAGTTGGTGTTGCAGTGGATGACGTGAGGCCATTACCTGTAACAGATACAGGCGCTTGCTCATCCCAAGCACCACTGCTCCAAGTTTCTCGGCCCCATCCTTGGAGAGAGGCCATTGTTTATCTCCTTATGCGATCCTTAGAATTGCAGCGGTGGATTCAGCCGCAGGGAACGTAATTGTAAACGTACCAGCAGTTGAAGTTTTTACGCCACCAAAATCTAAAATAGCAACAGATGCATTTGTCGTTAAACCAGATACAGTTGAACTATTGTAAATAACAGCAGCTTGTGCTGAAATAGTTGCACTTGTAAATGATATATCATCAAAATCACAAACAGCAGTTGAACTTGATAATACTGGAGTAACAGAAGTTAACGCTCCGCCACCTTCAGCATATGTTCCTGAGTCTGCTACTTCATCCGCACTTGTTGCGTAAGTAGTTGTTGAAGCATTTAAAGTTGCTTCAGAGTCAAATAGCGCTAGTTTAAAAGTGTTCCCTGTCGTTGCCGTAAAATCGTGTAGGCCTTTCAGGATCTCCACTTTGAAACTGTTGCATACAGCTTGAGTAATTGCCATAATAATCTCCTATGGGTTCCTTGATTCGAGAGGGATACGAATAACGCCGTCCCGAAATTCGTCTCTACGATCACGCCCCATCTCATATGTGGCTAATGCTTGTACAGACTGATTATACATTTTATCGTAGTATTGTATCATATCTGCTGGACCTTTCAAGTATCCAAGTGCTTCTAAGACACAACCATACAGTAGCACGTTTGGAGCATTTTGACTTAACCAAGTGGATGTATTTGTACTTGATAAGCCAGTAGGCTTGTACGTGTATGCGAGCTCTACAGTTAATGCAGCGTTCGGGGTTGGCGCTAAATAGTGTGTATCCTGGTCCCACATCGCATAATATTTAGGCGTGCCAGCACCAGCAGACGTTCTATCTACCGAATATTCATTCATAAACGAAATATCTTTTTGTATCAAGAAAGTTCTGTCATCAGAGGCATCTATCAACTGTACATATCTCGTTGCTTCCCAATCACCAGGAAGGGGTAAAAAAGGATTATTCACTGTCAGTGTTGCAGTGTCATATTTTCTATAATAATTTAAATCTACTGTTCTTCTTACCTTATCCTCAATAGACTCTATGAAAGGTTGAATAACAGCGTCAGAGAGCACGTTTGTGCTTGTTTCAGTATAGTTTCTTACATTATCAGTTAAATCGGAATACTCGGTCATGACGTACTCACTGTAACATTTCCTGCCGAGCTATGCAATAAGGTAGGTTTACTCTCTTTTGGCTGCATGCCAACAGAAGCAAATATGTCAACGTTTGTTCCAATTAAACCAACAAACACAGTTGAGTTAGCAATTTGCGATTTTGCATGTTGTAAAGATTGAGGATCTGAAACTATGGGAAGTGGTTCTAGTTGTGGGTGTTTTGGTTCAAACTCACTGGTGTGAACCCACGAACCGTTCCACTCTTGCACCATTTCATTATAGGGAAACGCCATACCCGATCTATCAGATATTCGTTGCGCAAATTTACCTGACGCATACTTACCCATTTATGCTCCTGGTAGATATGTTTTTGGTGTTAAGAATAAACTTGTTCTCTCTCCATCTTGCGCTGCTGCTCGTTGAAACTCATCTTCATAAATTTGTTTTAACATGCCAATTCTATCTGGCGCTTTTTTCATCGCTATGTAATAAGCTAGTCCAGCAGTTAAACATGGAAGAAAACGAAAAGGAATCTCAGCGTTATTGGTGTAAGCACCCGAATCAGCCATCCGAACAAGAGCATAATATATTAGAGTGTACGTTGTATCAGCTGCAGGGTATAGATATAGTGTTGGGTTTATCGTACGTTCAAAGTAGTATTGACTTGGTCTTCCGCTGGTCGTTTTAACCGCATAATTCCAATATGTAGAACGACTAATGGAAGTCGTAGAAAAGTCATTGTTACTCGAATCACGAATAATAATATCAGTAATATCAACAATTTGTTGACTGTCATCAGCACTTGATCCGAATAAATTAGTTCCCGTTAATGACGTTGTATCTGCGGTTAAAGTTTTTTCTTGTTTTTGAATAGTCCAAAGATTAAGTCCTCTGTTAGCCCATTCAGAAAGCAATAAGTTTAATGAACGTCTTGCGGTTTTTAAGTCGTATCCACTACGAACTTGCAAACCACATCGTTCAAATGCTTCTTCTGCTATATCATCTATAGAGAGATCAAAATTTGCTGTTGAAGCGTAAGTTGGCATCTACTTCTTTGCTCTAGCTTTTCTTAATTTAGCCAACAAGCTTGCTCCGCTTCTGCGCATTGCACCTCTCATTGACAAATCTTTACCAGCAGGATTACCTTTACCTTGATTAATTGAAGCCATTATAGATTTTAAGCGTGAACCGCGTCCACCTTTAACACCTTTCATAGCAGCTTTTTTTGCTGCAGCGCTTCTACCTTTAGGAGCTGCTAATGCTCTTTTAATATCATCAGCAGTAATTCTACCGCTTGGTTTTTTAGCTTTAGCTCTTTCCAATGCTTTTTTCATCGTCTCAGCTATTCCACCTTTTGCCATTTTCTTTTTAGGACCCATCATTCCGCCACCTCGCTTCTTGACTGCTCCTCCTCGTTTCATTGCTTGTTTCTTTTTTAACATTTTGACCTCCGAATATTCGTCTATAAGTTTTTTGTCTTGATACCACGACGTCTCGATAGTATTCTTTTGGCCACAACTTATAGTAGCCTTGACGGTGTAGTTTATCAGAAGCTTCCTGTAATTGCGAGAACTTTTGTATCAACATCATAGAATAGGCTATGTCACTATCGACCACTGGAGTCTCCCCTGACGGAGAAACAAGAAACTCTTGTTCTTCCTCGTTGGCTGGATTATGAGGATGAAATCCCATAAAATATATGTCTTTTTTGTTATACCAACTATTATAAGCATCAATAATATCTTGAAAATCCTGTAAACTATAATTGTAGTAAGGATCACAAAATATCAATATGTCGTGTTTTTCTAAATCTAATTTATCAAGATGAGAATTTAATTCGGTTTTATACCACTTATTTTTACGCTTTGTTTCAACAATAACTTTTTTATCAAGCCATGCTTTTTTAGCAAAAGGACACGCAGGCACACCACCTAAGTGTAAATTAGGAACTTCTAAAAAGTGTTTGGACCACTTACGAACGTCGTCTGTTATCTGTTTTTTAAAATACACCTTTAAAATTAAAGCCTCTTAGGGCTGCTCCTGCTCTTCTTTCTTTTGAGATAAGACCTCCTTTTGCTGCAAATGTTTTTACATTTGTAGGCTTACCGCCTGGATTCCCTGCAGCTCTTTTTCGTTTGACAGCACTCGCCTTTTGCGACGCGCTCATCCGTGTGGCTTTTGCAAGTGGAACGCACTTTGGATACTTCCTTTTGCTCCCCTTTTGTCTGCCACAAGGTTGATATTTTCCGTCTTTCTTCGGGGCTCCAATATCGACCCACTTCTGACTCACCCATTCTCTTAAACCCCCCTTTGCCATTAACTGTATTTAGTGACTTTTCTTTTGTTTTCTGCAATTGCACCACATCCTCTCGCAATACCACCTCCATTAAGGTGAGAAACTTTTTTTCTCTGTTGTGAAAGTCTGTTCGATTCAATCATGCCTCCAGCAGCTTTTTTATTTTTCTTTCCACCTGGTGTTACTTTTCCAGAACAAACAGCACTTGCATACATGTTAGCGTAAGCAGAAGGGTACACTTTAAATTTTCTTTTTGCTGCGGCTTTACCTCTAGCACACAATTTACCCATTAGCCTTGTCCTCTGTATTTGACGAATTGTCGTCTTTTGTTTTTATTCTTCGGTCTACTACGCGGAGAACGACCTATACTAGTTCTTTTTTTGATAGGTGTAAAGTATTCGTTAGAAGGTGTTTTAGCCATTATTTAAACCATGCAAAATTGTTATCAAAAGTAGACATTTTATTAATTATATTATTTTTTTTTCTAAATTCATGTAAAAAATTTTGAAGAAGATAAAAATTCCAGTCATGCCCTGAAAAAAGACCACCTTTTTTGATTTTTGGATACCAAGCAGTTATTTCTTCCTCCATTTG